TCGTCAAACGGCGCCAACCATCCGCGTAAAGCATCACCAGTTGGTGTTCCTTTTGGCCATTTGACCCATTTGAGGATTGCCTTTGGCTCTGTAAATGGCCTAGCAGTTTTGCCTGACATAACGGTGTAAACAACAGGCGGGCCTTCACGCCTGCGATTACGTTCAATCCACAGCTGGCCAGCAGTAAACCGCTCTGCCTTCATGGAAATCCGTGAAATCGTTATACCTGAGATTAACTCGTCTGTTGATCTGCCACCTGTTGCGATTCCGCAGGCGCCACCAATAACCCTTGATGTTGGTGTGCCGGTGATCGATTTGCCGCACTTCAATCCAATGGGCATGGAGCCTGAAGTTGAGCCGCAGCCTGTGAAGCCTGCAAGGCCGCGACCTGCTGAACCACCAGCTGCAGAACCACCGCCGGTCAAGCTGCCGAAAAAAGAACAACCCGCACCGCCGGCACCGCCAGCACAAACGCCAAAGCCAAAGGCAGAAACAAAGCCGTTGACTCAGCGAATTGTTGAGGCGATTCCCACGATCCCCCAGGCGGTCAACACTGCTGGAACATCAGCTATTGCTGTGTCAGCAGCCTTGGCAACCCCAATACTGCTCAAAGCAATCAGGCCGGCGATTAAGAAGTTGGCGAAGAAACTTCAGCAGGCAATCGGCAAAAAACCGAAACCAGAAAGTGTCAGTGAGCGTCGGAAGTTCCAGAGGTCTTTGCGGAAATAGCGTGTGTGTGCGGTGCAGGTTTATGGATCCGCACGTCGCGGCATACCTTTTCATAAGGACTGCCCTTGGCGAAACGGATGCCCTTCATCATCAGCTCGCCACAATGCTTGAGCCTTGAAATCTCAAAGTCAAGCCGCTTGTTAGCCAAGTGCTGCTGCTGCAAGGCCAGCTGCGTATCCACTGCCTGTTTGCAGCGATCCTGTAGACCTTGGTCTAGTGGGATGGTTGCCTGAATCGACAGGCCCAAGTTCCAGTTGTGATTGTCTTTTTGACCGGTTCTTGTGTCCTTGAAAAACAGCACGTCGCCTGGGTTGTCCAACCTGCCGTCGTCATCCAAATCCGACAGGTCATACACCGGATCTGGGTAGCTGTATTCGTAAGGCAGGCCCCATGACTTGGTTCTGTTCAGGTATGGCGTCACTGTCAGCGTCGGCCCTTGGCATTGAATGTTCCCGCCGTAGGTGTTGGTGATTGCAGAACCCTGCATGATCTGTACAGCCTGATTTGAAACAGATCCGCTGCTGGTTGCTGTTGGGCTTGCCGTTGCAGATATGCCGCCGACATCCTGTGCGTTTACTGGTGCTGCGCTAATTATTCCGAGAAGGATGAAACCGTATCCGTAACGCTTGTGATTTCTGTCACGCGTTGGATGGTTGTCACGTTGGAAAGCCCAGGGCCTTTGAGGCTTTCGACGAACTGAAAGGCTTCGCCGGGCTTGGTGATTGACCAATTTGGCCGCTCGCCTAATGAGGTCCATCCGTTGACCGTTGTACTGGAAACTGGATTGATTGGTCCGTCTGGTGTGATGTTGACACCGCTGGCACTGTATTCAAAGCCAGTGGAATAGTTTTCACTGACGATCGTTTCAGTGACCTTGCTGGTTGTTTCTGTATGGCTGGTCATTGTGCCTTGCGTGAACTGAGGCACCACTGGCACGGCGTTTGCTGCTGGCGCAGAAAACAACAGCAGCAAAAACCAGCGCATCAGTCAACTTCGATGCTGAGAACAACTTGACCAGTCGCGGTAGTGCCAGCGCCACCGGCTGTGATTGTCATCGCCCCATCTGATGCGATCGTTCCAGCAAGGCTTCCAGCCACACCACCTGAAGTGGTCGTCGTGTTGCCAAGCATCGGCAGGCTGGTGACAACACCGCTGCTCACTGAGGTTGCTGTTGGGGTGGCATCACCCTCGATGTAGGACTCGCTGTAGCTGAAGGCGTCGCCAGCTGTTGTGATGCTGTAGGCACCTGGCGTATAACCCACAGCAGAACCAGCAGTGAGAGTCCCGAGCACAGGAGCAGTATCCAGAGTGACGTTGCTGCCACTAACAGAAAGGGTGCTGCCAATTCTTGAAGCTTGGGATGCAGCGCCATCTACTTGCAGTTGCACAGAGGACTGAATCTTGTGGGTGATGTCTGCCTGGGCAGGCAATGCAGCCGCCAAAGTGATGCCCAATACCAAAAGTGTGCGGGTCATTTGATGCCAGCTTTGGTGTCTTTGTTGTCAACGATAGTCGGCTTCTTGTTGCCACCACCATTGTTCTTCCGCTCAATGCCGAACGATGCCATCGCACCTGTCAGCAGTGATGCCACGAACGTATTGTCCATTTTCATCTGAGGGAAGATGCCCAAGTACGAAGCCGTTAACAGTGCTGCACTCCAAGCAAGTACTAAAGCTTTGACGACATCTGCCATGCAGATGCCTTCTTTTTCGTGCTGCTCTTCGGGGTTGGTGGCCATAGCAGGACAGAGCTACGCTTTAAGGGTAACCAAGCCAGGCCAATGCTTCTAATCATCAAGCCCCTGGTCATGACCATGTGGCGCTCAAGAGCTTTCAAAGAGCTGATTGTGGCGATGCTGGAAAAGATTGTCACCCGCACTGACAATGATTTGGATGACCTTGCGGTGAAGCACCTGAAGGATTTGCTGTTGCCTGACACAAGAGTTGAAAAGTAGTTGGCTTCCGGCATCATCCAAGTGACCTTGCTGGTGATGGCCATGGGCCTGGCCCTACTGCCGTTTTTCACTTTTTTTCGTGGTACGCCCCACCAGCTGGCTGCTATTGCAGAGCTTGAAAAAGCCCTGCCAAAAAGCATTCTGGATGAAGACTCCTCTTGGTTTGAGGCATGGCGAGCTAGCGGTATTGACCAAGAGGTCTACATGCCTACCTACTTCCGCCAGCTGGACCTACCGAATGGGGCACGAATGTGTTTCACCAGCGCCGCAGCCATGGCAGCAGCCTTCCATGGAAAAGTCGCCAGCGATGAGGAATACAACCGTATCCGGGAACAGTTTGGCGATACGTCTTCTGTCATGGCTCAGGTCAAAGCTCTCACAAGCCTTGGGCTGAGGGTGCGTTTTACCCAAACGGCAGACGCCTCAGACATTGAAACTGAGATCGACAATGGCCGCGTCGTTTTAGTGGGATGGCTGCATGCTGGTGATTTGATGCGTGGCGAGCCGCCAATGTGCGGTAGTGAAACTTGCGGGCATTGGTCTGTGATCCACGGCTATGCAGGCCGCTACAGCAGCGACAGTGAATGGCTCATGAGCGATCCAATGGGCCTGCCTGACATGGCTCACGGCGGCCATAACGCTGCATTGTCTGGTCATCGCATCAGGGTTCGCCAAGCTGAGTTTCACCAGCGTTGGCAAGTTGATGGACCGCGTAGTGGCTGGGCCATTTTTATTGATGAGCCATAGAGTGATGTTTTTGGCAAAGCATGGCGGTCCTGTGTGATTGGGAGATCAAGGCAAGGTGCCGACAAAGCCAGATGGTCGTCCCATTCGATGAAGACTTGCTGAACCCAGCCAGCCTTGACCTGCGCTTGGGCGATCACTTGATGATTGAAAGCATCTACAGCTCTGAGCTGGTGCGTATCAACATTGCAGACAGAACAGAGGATGACCCGTTCATGCTTCAGTCCGGCGAGTTTTGCTTGGCTGAAACACTTGAGCTGTTTAACCTGCCCGAGCAGTCAATTTGTACTCAAATCAAGCCGTGCAAGATCTGGTCTTAATCACTTGCTTGCTGGCTGGTGCGACCCAGGCTGGCACGGATCACGGCTGACACTCGAGCTGAAAAATGAAAGGCTCCACCATGCAATCCCGTTGTTTCCCGGCTTGAAGATTGGGCAGATGGTGTTTCATGCAATGTCCAAGACCCCGATGAAAAGCTATCGGGAAACAGGCCACTACAACAATCATCTGACCGTGATGCCCAACGTGGCGTAGCTGCGGTTTGCTGGCTATAGCTGGGCAAATCCTGCAGATGCTGGAGGTTCTGATGGGCTGGGCCGATTGGATGGTTGTTGAACAAACGCTTGAAGAAGAGTTGCAGCTTGAAAAAACAGTGCGTGAAATCAAAAGCTGTGACGACAAGCAAGCCCTGATGGACCTCTGTGTGGCCATGGCTCAGCAGAACTGGCATCACGCCAAGATGCTGCGACAGGCTGTAAATCACATTGCATCAATGGACGCTGCCTTGATGCCTGGTGAGTAAGATCTGTGTCTCATCCTTTTTAAGGGCGAGGACAAGTGACCTGCAGCGGATCAGGTGTGAGGGGCGTAAGGCGCGCGAGCCTGTCCTAGTCCGCAACTATTTCTTGATGGTTGCACGGTGCAACCTAAGGCAGGACTCAAAGTGCCACTGAGCCTGCCAGTCGTTTTTGAAGAAGCGAGTCATGCCTGCGTGGCTGACTTCCCACTGCTGGATGCCGTCTTTCCAGACTTGCTTGATGGTTGGTTTAGTCATTGTTTGGCGGGGACTTACGCAGACGCCAGCACTGCTGCCCCGATTATCAGAACTCTTCGTCGTCAGCCTTCTTGGGTGTGGCT